GTGGTCATACCAACCATGGCCATGGTATCCTGTTGGATACGATTCATGGCCACTTCCAAAAACTGCAAGTTGCCCGAAGGAGGAGGCAGTTGGTAAATGTCTTTGGCAGGATCAAACTTGGAGTCCAGGATAAAGATGGCTGACTCACCGTCCTGCAACATTTCAAAGTCCAGTCGATCAGGTTTCACACCAATGCGTGGTGTGGCTGTGAGCAAGCCCAGTTGGATCTCTGCACGGGCTGCTGATGTGTTGTATTCCTGCATGGGAATAACTGACTCAGCGATACTCATGCCATAGAAGTTGCCTGGCAAGGGTTTTGGACACATGTTGGCAACAGGAATAAACTCCACTTCTCTTGCCGAGATGATGTAGGTGCCCGAATAGATCAGTTCTACCAGTTCCAGTTCGCCGTCACCATCAATGTCATATCTGTTCCACACTGTCACAATCGATACAATGCGTGAGTCTGGATCTGCTGATGCTGCTGAACTCACAGGAATACCCATAACAGGCACCGAGTCCCTGGCATGGATGGCCAGATTGTTCAGCACTGAACCAGCTTGATATGCACCGTTCATGTTGTATTCAGCGTGAACTCTAAACTGTTCAAGGTCAATGCCAGGGTACAGTTCTTGTGCTTCCTGAATGGTCATGGGATCATAATAGCCACAGAAGGGTTGGTCACGCATTTCAGCCACTGTGGGATCACAGATCCAGTAGTGCTGGGCAATGGGGTTGAACTTCACACGAATGTTGTAGCCTGTGAGTTTGTATTTGGCAGTGTAGATGGTGTTGCGGGCAATGGCTTCATTGAGAATGCTCTGTTGATCTTCCACTGCACCTGCAGACATTTCTGCTTGTTCTGTGGCCAGAGCTTCTGGATCTTCTTCCACCATGTTTTCCAAATGCATGTCCACTTGTGCTTGCATTTGTTCTTGAGTGTGTTCGCCCATCAACTGCTGAACTTCTTCTGCAACCTTTGCCATGTCCACACCTGTGCGGCGTCGGCTTTGGCGTAGGGCTGTGAGTCCTGAATCGGCTGCTTGTTGTTCAAATGCCTTGAGCTGATCTGCTGTGCCTTGTGACTCCACATATCTCACAATCTGTTCACGCACAGGCATGATCATCATCATACCGTTTTTGTGCATGTTTGCATCCATTACCCAGCGTTCTAAGATAAAGTGCGGATCATTTTGTTCATTTATCACTTCCGATACCATGTCTGTGGCCTGGCGTGCTGCTATCTCATCGTCTTCACCGTCAGCCACAAAGTCAAATGAAGCTTCACCATTGGGCACCAGGCCTTTGGTGATCACTGCTGTGGCATAGTCTACCACGGGTTTTACACTGGGGTGAATATAATCTATGCCGTTTACAGGCGCGGTGGAGTCAGTAACAGCAAGACAAAGATAATGATAGTCAGATGCTCTATTGATTGCATTTTTGGTTCCCAGATAACGAAGATATGAAGCCATTTTCACATCCATCTGATTTTTCATACGCACAAAGCGAGCATTGATTGTTTTGTTTTGGTTGATGTCATCAACGGGTATGTTTTTTATGTCCAGCACGGTGCAGATTCCTCGGTTATGTTATTTAGCGGTAGGGCAGGAATGCTGGTTAATGAGGCAATATAATCTGGGGTGTGCTTAGATCGCTCAGATGGCAGGCTTGACACGCCACAGGATCTTCGTCAGGATCCAATTCGTAAATGTCATGTGTGGCACCAGCTGCATTCATAACCTGTTGAAACGCCACAGCGTGTCGAGCACACAGCAATGTGGCTCCATCATCCAGGGCTATGAGAAACTGGGCTTGCGGTGTTTCACTCATTCCAGCCTCCGTATTTTAATGTTAGAAAGGTGCGTTGTGGATTGTCTTCACCAGGTGCTATTTCATCCAGGAAGTCCCTAAAGGTCATGGTGCGACCGTCAATCATCCAACGATGCTGATTTTGTTTCATTGCAGTGGTGTATGCCAGACTGGCTTGGGCATGTGCTTGTTGTTGTGCTGTGGTCAGTTGAAGATTGCCTATTTGGCCTTGACCTAATGTTATTAGGGAGTTGTTCATTTCAAGTCCTTTCAAGTGCAGTTATTTATACAATTCCCGCTGCTGCACACAACAGATTGGCCACTGTGTGACCTCTTGAGTGGCCTCTTGATCCGTGATAGTGAATGATGCGACTTTGATTGATTGGCAAGTGGTTGAATGCACCGTGTTCACACAGTTGTTCCAGTGTCACGCCAGAATCTGCTTGCCAGTTTAGTTCTGGATGATGTGCATCTTCCCAGGTGAGTCCTTGACTCCAAAACATGTGATTGAATATGATCTGTTCTTGATCCCATATTGTGAGATCCCAGTTGCGTGCAAGCTGTTCACCCGTTTGCCAAACTGATTCTGACATTTCTGCAGGATGATAACGCACAGCAGCATTGAAGTAGTTGGCAAACTGTTCAGTGCGTGGTGGTATACTCCAGTTGAACAGTCGATATTCTGGCCAGCGTCCAAATATTTCCACAGGCTTAACCAAGATGGTATCTGAATCCAGGTACAAAATGTTGCACTCATCTGCATGCCAGAGATCACTGAGCAGTCGCCAGTTTGATTTGAACATGCTCACACGGTCCTCAAACACACCATCAAACACAATGGGTTCCCACCGACCACGCAGATTCTTTTCTGCAGAACGCAGGCTGATCTGGAACATGTGATCATAGCTGGCCTGCACGCCTGGCTGTCCTGCTGCTTCAATGCCGTGCTGACTTTGAGTTTCTGTTATTTTACAGTTGGTCCATACCACATAGTTTTTCATTTGAGACCCTTTGTGATGGCCAGGATTCTGTCATCAGCACGATGAGCATGGCCACGATAGTAATCCACTGTGTGTGGTTCCCTCACAAACACATTCACAAACTCTTTTAACACTGCTGTGCTGGCGTCATTTTCAATGTCTTCAATAAAGTATGTGCCGCCTGGCTGCACAAACTGCCAGTAGTTTTGAAATGTTTTTATTTGTGAATACTCATCGTGTGCTCCGTCATCAATCACAAACTGATGTTGCTTTAGGTCAGGTACATGGTCAGGATTGGTTGAATCCACACCCCAGTGCCAAACAGCCCAGGTCAGTTCATCTTGGAATGGTAAAGCCTGGTTGAAACCGTTGCGTAGGTCAATGCCGGTTAGGAACACTGAGTCAAAGTAGTGTTGCCACAACAGCATGCTTCCGCCTGTCATCACACCAATCTCCAACACTGATGCTAGAGCACGGTGCGGTTCAAACCATTTCTCATAGTATTCAATGTAGGAATGCATGGTGCCTTTGTCTGAGAATGTGGTTACCATTTCTCCTGAACAGTTGGCAGCGTGAGCTGCAACTAAATCTGTGTATATTTTTCTAAGTGTTAGCATTCTTTATCCTTGTGCGTTGTAGGATCGTTTCCAAGCAGGTTTGGAAGATTCATCTCTTGTGACATATCTGTCGCGTTGTGCTGCCATTCGCTGGGCAGGTGATTGATTGTCCCAGGGTTCAGCAATGCCCTGCAAACAAGCCAGTATAGCATATCTTGCTGAATCAATGCAATCATCTGGGTCTGAAAAGCGTCCCTGCTGATCCACAAAGTAGTTTTGTGCTTCTCTCAAGAAGTCCACACAATTCTCGTTGACCATGAGTGAGCCAACTTCCAGCATTTGCCGCATTTGGTTTATGCCGTATGATTTGTGATTGGTCACACGGCCTTGTGGGTCAGGTGGATTCATGATGGCTCGTTCAATCACATTGAGTTCGTATTGTTCGAAGAGTTCTCGGATGCTTGTGCTCGACATGGTGTAGCGTCCTGGTGTGGATGCGTCAGCAGGTAGAACAATTGGAGTGCCATAAACTTCTGGTCTCAATAGGTGATTGATGTATTGTGTGGGCACGGCTTCTTCCACGCCTTGCACCACAATCTGTCTGTGCAGCCAGGCTGATCTTTCGTAAGGGTCCCAATACATCAGTGAGATAACTGTTTTGTCATTTACCAGGCCCAGGTCTAATGCAATAACACGCTGTATGTTTCGCATTTCCTGAAACGCATAGTCGCCTGACTTATAGGTTGGCCAGTTGCGAATTTGAAACACAGCACCCTTGCCCATGATGGGACGGCCCTGCATTCTGGCCTCGCGTTCGTGTGGCAGGTAGTCGCGTTCCAA